GTTCGTCATAAATCTGTTTTAACATGCCCACACGCTCAATAAGCTCTGGGTCTTTCATAGCAATATAGTACGCTAGCCCTGCAACCATACAGGGGAAAAACCTAAAATTCATGTCTGCGGTTTGTATACCACTACCAGCGTCTTCAATACGACGCATACGCCAATATACAAGTTGATAGCTTTGCGTACCATCAGGGATAGGCCACACAGTAGCCGCAGGAACTTGTTCCCAATACACAGGAAGTGCTTGAGCACCCGGAATTACTGTATGTGCAACTGCGGTTGTACCTTGTTGTCCTCTAAAACAGTTCTGTAAGACGTTACCGTCAATACTGCCGTAGTTTATTATTTCATCTTCAATCTTTACAAACCCTGCGGGCGGTAAGTCAGACACGCCACTTAAAGTAATAGTAGTGGCTGTACTAGACATAGTAGCTGCTAGTGTGATTCCTACAGGATAAGTTTGCCCGCTGTTCCTATGAATGAAAAGCTGTACTGGTCTACCTTGTGTTAACTTGTTAGGGATAGACGCGTAAGTGCTCACACTAATACGACTTATAGTAAGGTCCGACTGTAACGAAGTGTTACCCGCACCTGTGCGTATTTGATGCTCCATTAAGTCAATGGTATCGTCAGGTAAGGCATACGTTGATTGCCCTTGCACGAGGTCAAGAGAGCCTTGCTCTATTGTCCACATGTTAATACCACGGTTTTGCCACTCAATCGTCATTAAGTTCATAGATCGACGAGCAGTACGTAGGTCATAGCCTGAACGCAACTCGCGGCCTGCACGTTCCCACGCTTCTTCAGCGATCTCGGTGAAGTCCATATTGAATGTAGTGGTACCTGATGTTGTCATGAGAGTGCCCATTCTCCTGAAAAGAATGCGTCAACTTCTTTTAAAAGAACTGCTTTACTCTTACGACGGTCCAACTCGATATTATACTTACGCATAAGTTTCTCAAGCTGTGTTTTAGACATGTTCGAGTAGTCAGGAACTTTAGGAGTCGTTGCTTTCTTAGGTTTTTTGGCAGGTGTAGATTTGACACCCATAGATGCGAGCTTAGCCTCGGCCTGTGCTTTAGTCATCAGGTCGTAGACTTTAATGTCGTAGGTGTCATCAGCTTGTTTAACACCTATTTGGTATACTGGCTCTCCTGTTGAGAACCTACCGTTCTGAAAAATCTCCATCACTTTTTCCCCTTACGTTTGGCTGGGGATACTCTACGCGGCTTACCCGCAGGTTGTCCCAAGCGTTTCTTTTCTGCTACCTTCTTACTCTTCTCAGCGCTAGACATCTCACCAGAAGTCTTAGGAGTCTTAGAAGAAACTCGTTTAGAAGGTCGGCAATAGGGGGTTCCTCGCCCATCTCCTTTCTTCCTACCACAAGCCTTTCCGGTGCTAACGTCTTTCCAGTCCTCGTTAAACCAGCGTTTTAATGCTGCTCCTTTGGCTGTCTTACGTATTTTACCACCAGACTTGTAGTACGTACGCATTACTTACCAGCCTTTTTCTTCCGGCATTTAGCAATAGCACCTGATGCGTATGCGGAAGGAAAGACCTTGTAACTGGCCTTTACCTTTTTATAGCACGAGTCCTTGACGGTTCCGCCTTTTTTGTACCCGCACCCGCATCCGCTTTTTTTATAGTAGCTACGCACTATGCGCCCTTCATCTTGACCATTTTACATTTACGGACTGAACCGCCACGAGCCATGCCGCAACCGCGAACCTTACCGCCTTTTTTCATCATGGGCATAGCGCCACCCATACCACCGCCACCCATAGGTGCACGTTTTTTCTTCTTCTTGGGGGGCATTGGGCCGCCTGTCATAGGGTTTGGCCCTGCCATAACACCACCAGCACCTTTAGGGCTAGGCATAGGGCCTCCTTTAGGACCGCCGCCTACATTAACGCCACTATCGTCGTACGGCGCACGTGGAACAGGTTTTTTCTTCATCTTTTTTCGAGGGCCTGATTCAGGTACATTAGCCGTCATCCCACCCATGTTATATTTTTTAGCTTTCATAAACTTATCTCCAATGTTTTAGCAATTCCACTTTCGTAAACTCTTATTAATACGGCTGTTTGGATCATTCGCCGTCTTAGAGCTTGTGTTCCGTTTTTTCATGCCCTTCATACGAGCACAGAAAGACTTGCGTCTATTAGCAGCCTTGGAACCTTTTTTGAGTTTGCTAGGTTTCGTAGTAACGGCAGTCTTTAACTTACTGCCGGGATTAGCCTTCCGATAACTAGCAACGCCCTTTTTGTTCAGACCACCAGATTCACTCTTGCCTTCCTTACGAGTCCAAGCAGGAGACTTCTTAACCGAGCCTCCGCTTTTATAGTAAGAACGCATAACCTACTCCAGTATCAGAGTTATTTTGTTACCAGAACCAGTAAGTGCGGCAACAAAACAGCCTTCACGCGCTAATATACCGTCTGCGGGTATATACACGTCATTCCAGCCTGTAGGTAATGTAAGGTCCAAAAGGATGTCCCCACTAGCAGTACCATTCCGTAACTGGAACGTACATGCAGCGGCGGCGTTAACCAATACCCCTAATATGCGAGTACGGTTTGGACCGACGAGAGCCGCAGTATCACCCTGCGAGAAGTTAAATGCGCGTACTAAATTAGCAGCCATGTTATCACCTCTCGTTTACGGTTGAATTGCAGTGTTAAACGCCTGTGCATACATTACAGTAATTACTGCACTACCCGCAGTAGTCGCTGCGGAAGAAGTAACAGTTAAACGCTCGTCAGAAGTTCCTGTGTTACCCCAAGCAAGGGTTCCACCACCAGAAGCACCAAGAGCCTTGATACCTACGGTTGTTCCTGAAGCGAGAGTGTTAATGTATGTAGCAGCGCCACCAACAGTATCACCAACACTAATGTTAGTAGTAGCGTTAGCTGCAACAGCCAAGTCAACAATAATGTTAACGATTTTAGAGTTAGCGGGAATGACCATATCGGTGACGACCGCAGCAAGTGCACCGCCAGATAGATCGGCTGTATAGGATTGACACATTACAACGTAGCCGACGTTTGCTACGTCAGTACCTACTGTGGTGCCGTTAGTGTTACGAATGTTGCCAGCCCGAATAGGACCAGAAAATGTAGTAGTACCCATGTTAATCTCCTGTCTTGGGTTAGTCAGCTACAGTATGTAACTGTCAGGGATTGGTATCTTATAGCACAAAAAGTAATGGGGGGCAATAGTTGCCCCCCACACTAATTACGCACCGGGTGATCCGTAAATTCCTAGTGGGTCAGAAACCCCGAAGGAATAACGCTCACGAGCCTTGTAGCGCGAGTTGCCCGTGTCAAAATCTGCATCCATAGATGTAGACATTGGCGTACGAACAAAGTGCTTCAGGCCGTTCGGCACATCAGTCATCAAGAACCAAGCATTGGTGTCTGTGAGGTAGTGGTTAACGGCATATCCTTCAGGGATAGAACCGTTGTTGCGAAGAGCGTTAATATCGTTATCCGCAGTACCTACACGACCATCAGTGTCCAACAGACGAGTTGCAACGAATTGCAGTGCTGGTGGAATGATTAGCTTCCGTGGCTGAGCAGCGATCAACAATCCTCGCTCATCTGTCCACTGGCTAATACCAATAACGGCGGCTTCAAGAGAAGTCTCGTTAAGGTCAGCCGCAACAGTTGGGCGGTTCGCGTTGGTGCCACCAGAAACAAGTGGATGCGCTGTTGAGAGCAATGGCTGTCCGTCACCGTAAGTGGTGCCAGCAGCAAATCCATTGTTCAAAATAGACGCAGCTTTAACTTGCTTAGTGTACGCCATTGCACGAGCTAGGGCCTTTGTATAACGAGCAGACAGTGAGTCATACAAGTTATCTTCGATGGCTTCTTCAGTAATACTGAACCCCATCGCAACCGTCTCATGCACGTAACGTGCACTCCATGCTTCTTGAGCATTGTCATATTCGATGGCTGAGCCTTCGTCCTTGACAGGTGCTGCTGAGAAACCGGATAGCTTAGTTTCTTCCTCAAACGAGCGATCTGAAGATTCTGTTTCAAAAATTTGGGCGTGCTCTTCGCCGTATTTTGCATATTCCAACCCAAACAGTGCGTTTAGACCGGGAAGTAGCTCTTTAAGGAGCTGGGCGCGTGAAATAGCCATTAGTTATCCCTCCTAGACGCCAGTGAGGTTGTTCATTTGATGCCCTGCGTTCCATTTAACGAGTGCTTCAGTGAACCCACCGGATGAGTTTTTGGTTTCCTCTACAAGTTCCACAATACGCAAAGGTAAAGTGTTCGTTGTAGCGGTCGTGTCGGAAATACCACATCGTGAATTTCCAGTAGCAGTATCGCCAGCGTTGTTGATCATTGCTACGTTTGCACCCAAATCAGTGATCGCTAGATCGCCAATTACTGGCGTAGCGCCAGC